TGGGAGGAGTCGCTCAAGCAGGTATGGCTAATCCCGGCGGACAAGGTATGGGTATGAGGAATAGAGGACCAGCGAGCCCACAGAATCGAAGTACTATGGGTGCGGGCTCTCCTATCTCTAGTGTTCAACAACGAGGCCCAATTCCGGGACCAATGGAGCAAACTGCAAATGCTGTGCAGAATGCTGGTCGTTACAGAGGGGCATGAGAAAGGTTCAATATATCAAAGGGCTTGCGGAGAGCATGGCCGATTTGTTAAAGTTAGACCCAATGGCTCGAAAAATGAAAGTACACGTGGAAGGATTCTATAAAGCAATAGAGGACAGTGACACGAATTCAGCAAGAAATCACATTAATGAAATTCTCAAGTTTGGTGGATATTTGTCTAATGATATTGAGACCTTGATTAATAAAGAAGAGAAGTCTGTTGGTGTTAACGACATCTATGCTGGCGGATTCCCTGTAACTAAGTTCAATACAGTAGAGTATGTCCATAAAGACGAACCACAGGTTTTGGCTGGAACAATCCGAACAAGTCGAATTGGCAGCATCATGAGGCCTCAGAGTAACCGCTCATTGCAGTAGGTGATTTTGTGACAGAAGAGCAGTCAGAAGAGGGTAATGCTGCAGAGAAACTCATTGAAGTGTTGATTAGTAAAATGGAATCCATGGATGCTACCATAAATGGCCTGCAGATGGAGAACCAGATTATTAAACAGAATATGGTTAACCCATCCAATTTATTGAAAAAGATGGGCTTTGTCCCTATGAAGACCCCAATTGCAGAAGATGTGGTTGATGATGTGTTCAGGGGTGGGGGAGATGCTATTCTCAAGACTACAGATAATGTAGGGATAGACTTACCTGATTCTAATGAAGAGTTTCATAATATGAAGTGGGAAGAAATACATGCACTTGCGGAAAGTGCAAGGAGTGTAGGTGAATAAAATGAAGCCAAGATTTGAACCAAGAGATGAAGAATTTGATGTTCTTTTGAAAAGAGCAAAAGAAATAGAAGATAGAATAGCCAAGACATCATCACAACCTGAATATCAGACTACAGAGGGTTCTATGGTAGGCCCGTCTATGTTTGTTACAGAAACTGGTGGTAATACTCCGGTCAGAAGTGCACACTACTCTACTAACAATTCATTGATTGAATCTGAAGTTGTAAAGAATACTGGGGCAACCTCCGAAAATTCTAATGTTCTGAGCAATACTTGGTCTGTGAATGATGTTGACAGAGGGGTGGGCTCAGATGCACAACCACCTGCGATAACGAAGACTCTTGGCACTGGTGGCGAGCAACTGAAGTTGGATACTATCGCCAAGTCTGTGGAGCGCCTATCTCGCCATATTTGATGGCGGTGATAGTGTGCGGGAATCTGCTTTAGATATCTATAAGCGAACTCGTGATATATTCTTCAAGTCTATTGTAGATAATGTTGGTAAAGCAGATGCTGCCGCCGAATATTACTTCTCTTCTTTGAGTCTATTGCGTCACGGTATATCTATACCCGTTGGGGATATTGACCATTCTTTACAGACGATGATTGGTCCTATATTGAAAGAAGAGGAGCAGGAACCTATACCCTACCCGGGCCGAGATGACCCCGGGGCCCCTGTAGAAGGGCTTGAGAGTTCAGGTACTGGGTGGTCCCCTCAGAGTGCCGTAGGTGGTGGTATCTATGGAGTGACCCAACCAGAAGCCATGAGCGGAATGGGACATACTTGGTTCGGCCTTACTCAAACTCCGAAACCAGAAGAGGTGGGTAGAGGGGGATTGGGTGTTAATATGTTACATTCCGGTGAGGGCACTTATCTTGGTACTAACCCTTTGAGTTCAGAAGAACACCCTTTGATGCAAATGAGACACTTACCTTACTTTGGTAAAGTACCCACCTTTATTGAGAGATTAATTAATTTCTATTTACCTGAGAAACATGGGGTACCCTCCCAAGCCGAATTAGATTCTGAGAAAGATAAGGCTTGGGAAAGGCACCATATGACTACGTTAGATGCTAATGGTAACCCTCACTTCATTCTTCAACCGGCACATCTAGGTACATCTGAACACACACAATATGATAAATATAGGCTCCATTTTCAGAATTGGAGAAACAATAATCCTGATTTAGATGAGGCGTTTGGTTATCCCACACCTGAATCGCCAGATTTTCATCATTTACAGACTGCCCATATGGAAGATTTAGTCAAGGGCTGGATGAGTTCAGAAAAGGACCAAGGTGGTCACACTATGGGATTGGGTGATGATGATTACCATTTTGGCCTTGAATTAGAATCTCCAGCAGACCGCTCTAAAATATATGAGCATATGCGAACACACGGTACGGATGAAGCACATGCGCAGTCGGTGCATACTGACTTAGGTCACCATGAGATGGGGAGAATCAAGCGCAATAATTGGGCAAGATTCGGGGCACTATATGACTGGTGGGGTAGAGATGCCGATATGACTGGGGAGAATATCGAGGCAACACAGATTCCTGAGGGGAGTGCAGAAATAAAGCCCGATACGCTGGCACTGGCCTTGAAGAATGATAATTTAGACAAGATGTTAGCCCATCACCATAATTTTCAAACGGGTCAAGGTAGGAAGCATCTTCCTGTTTGGCATAAAAAAGAACAACGCTGGGAGATGCCTCATAAGAAGCAGCGTAGTATTAGTTTCTCAACACTGCATATGTTAGCGGGCTATAATCCTGAGACAAAACAACTCTATCCGGCCGATGAACACCCAGCATATCCTCATTGGGACCCTGAAGATAGTCCAATAGAGTTAAAAGATTATGAGAAATTTTTAGAGGGGCTTGATGGATTTGCGAGTGATATATATCAAGGTAGGCGGGGGCGAGGTGCAGCGCAGTTTCATCGCTCTCAACACATTAGCCCCGACCACCATCCCGAAGAATATCATCAAGGTGATAATACTACTAAGGCTACACATTGGGGCGACCCTTATCGGAGCATAGGGGGGCTTGGTCGCCCTCATGACGCCCTTCTCGATATATATCATGATTCACATATTTATGATAGGGAGGGCGCTAAATCGCATTCGATATATGGTACTAAGGTCCATAGTGATTTTGAAGAGGCAGTAGATGAGGCTTCTGATAATGATTGGTTATATTCACAACTGAATAAGAATCAGGTATTTCCTCATATGAGGTTAGATGAGTCTTACGGCGGTGGTTACGAGAAAATGTATAGCCCACCTATCAATACGGCTGCGTTATTCGCCCCCTTTAGTCCTCTGAGTTTAGAGCGGTTGCGCTTTATGAAAAGGGGTGAAAGTCACGGTAAAGCATATGAAAAGGAGAAAGTCAAATATCTACAACCGGCACCTTCCCAGATGTATTCTCCTCATAACACCACTATGGAGACTGCGGTAAAGGGTGCTAAGGGTGATTTTAGAACTAGCGCTGCTACGTTTGATGGCCCACCTCATAATCATATGAGTAAACGTTTCCACAACGAATACATGGACAAATCGAAAGATGAATCAATCGGCCCTTTAAGGAGAGGGGAGTGGCAAGGAGAAAGCGGTAGTGGGAGAGGTACATCTGTTAGAGCCACTTATTCTAATTTAAGAAACCCTCATACTCGTAAATCAGATTTGTTTGGTGTAGGGGGCCCCATTCAGCAACCTGCAAATATCTCGCATTCAATAGCCACACAAGGTGGCTTACACCATCCCCCACTCGACCCGCAAGAATCGCTGTGGATACCATATGAGGGTGTGGGGGGCCCGGATACAGCACTGTCTACTGATAGTCTACAGAATTGGCGTAATTTAATCGGGGCAGACCGCTTAACGCCAGAGGAAAAAGGAGGGCGCTACATGGAAAGGCGCCTTGCTTCAGACATACAGTCTGATTTGTCATCCGTGACGGATGCTTTGGATAAGTTGAAAGGTTTAGAGGAGAAGGGGTTAGCAATAGACTCTAAACTTCAACGATATTTACAACAGAAACTAGAGGAGTTAGAAGGTGAGGCAGAGTCTGAGAGTAAGATATCGACGCTTGTTGAAGAGGCGAATCGTGCTGCAGAGTTAGCAGCGATTTTGAGACATGACTTTGATATGAGTGATGACCCAGAAGAAAGGGAGTCCATCAGACCTTATTTACAACAGCAAGAGGCACTCCAACAGAGGTTGAAATTAGAGTTAGATGATGCATATGAGCCTGAACTTGGAAGACAATCACCACATTGGTCTAAGGAACAAAGTTTGAATTCTCGTGATAAGAAATATACGGAGGATTTGAAAGTCAAAGCAGATATGGTGGGCAAACTCATAAAGGAAGCAGAAGAGCAGGGTATACCTATTTTCACGGGCGATTTCAATACAGATGTCGCTAATATACAGGCCTTATCTGAACATGCCACTAATCATCTGAATGGTAATTCTCATAATGTGCATAATATGATGGGTCACGGTTTGGCTGAAAGAGAGACCTATCGGCCTGCAATGGGTGGTGGGGGACTTCATCAAAAACTGCGTTCGTTGGTAGACGGGGGAGTAAATAAACTAAGTATGAATCATCATGATGATGCATATCGTGATGCGCTGGGGTTAGACTCCGATGATGCACATCATGATGCTTTACTAGATGCTGTTAAGGGCCAGATTCAACATTTAACTTATCTTTCTGGTGGTGACCATAATATGGCATTTCCCATTATGAAAGTAGCAGATATGTTGGGTGAACATGGTATGGCATCTATCTTTGGAGAGCGGCATCCCTCCTCCCCCTTAGAGGGAGATTTAATTCAAAATGTTCACGAATATCATGATAATTTGAGATATGGGGGTAAAGGCTCGGCTAAATATATTGGAGCAATAGATGATGAAAATAGGTTGAAAGCACCTATTAGGGCGACCAGCCAATTAGCGCATATATTAGAGGGGCAAGACGATGCTCTGGCTAATGTAGGCTTATATCGTGTAGGTGCCCCCCATAGGCACCCCGAGCATAATTTTGAAACCAATATCAAACGACGATTGGGTGGCTCAAAAAAGGTAAGGGGCAAGGTTGCGGGAGATTATGATAAGTTCAACACTATTCAAAGACTAGAGTCTATACTGATAGGTGACCCCCACACTGCTCCTGAAGTAAGAGATAAGTTCGGAACTAAGATGTTCACTGAAGGCCCCGTCCCAATAGGTGATGCGGGTAAACCACATGGCCACTCTGTATCCAGTATCCTCAATTCCCCTGCGATTAGAATGGACCATGGTTGGAAGCGCCGCCCTACTATCCGACCTGTTATGGGTAAAGATGGCCATACACATTGGGAGAATGTGCCAGATGGTTATGAGAGGAACCTAGCAACTTTATCTAAGGCGTTCTATAGACAAGCACTGAAGGGGAAGGGGGAAGACTTTGTGAAGAATTTCTTAAGCCAGTTCGGCAACCATCATTATTCCGGGGGTATTCCTGTAGATGAAATGCCACATCAGATGCGCCAACATACTGTGACAGGCCTGAGTCCTAAAGAAGAAGACATCTATTCTGTGACTAAAAGTAAGTATTCACTTGCATCACTTACTAATAGCGATATACTCCTTAAATTCAACTCGGAACGCCCTCCCCCTCTACAGCCTATGCATCGTATTTTTGAATTAGATGATTTAGAACATATTCGGGGATTCACTGGAGACTGGGTAGTTAGCACCATGCCTGAAGGTGAGCGCCACTTCATTCGTAGAGAGGGAGATAAAGTCAAGGCTTGGAAATCAGTAGATGGCTCATTAGTAACATTGGGTGAAGATATCATTGAATCACTTAAGAAAACCACTGACAAGGATTTCTTTATTGATACTATTCATGTAAATGATGAGTGCTACGTTTTTGATATTATAGAGTACGATGATAAAGATGTGCATGACCAACCGTCACAAGACCGATTGAAAATACTGAGAGGGGGTATGGAGAGTCACGAAAAGGTATTGTTACCCGGGGCCTATAATACACGCTTTACAGATGATGCAGGTTTAGAAAGCACTGTTGGGGATTTAGAGCAGGAAGACAAGCGCATTCTACTCCGTGATGCTAAGTCTACTTACATGTTAGGGGAGAAAAGGCACCCTAAGTGGGTTTTACTCAAACCCGGCAAAGATGTGAATCTCATTGTATTAGATAAGAAGGGTGAATCAACATACACGTATCGGTTAGGAATGGGCCCCATTAATGATGGGGAAAAGGTTGGGGATAGAAAAGTAGAACTTGATGGGGAGAATTATATGGATGTTGGGACAGTGTTCCATAGCCCTAAAGAATTCAATGTAGGTGATTCTGTGGAGGTAAATGTAGATAGCGTTACATCTTATGAGCAGAATGATACTACCATTTACACAATACATGCTGGTAGTATCAAAGACGAAGCAGAGGGTGAGCCCCTTGCGAGTAGAGAGACATTAGAGACCTTTACTAAATCCTATCCTGAAATGTGGCCTCACCATATTACAAGGTCTGATAGACATATTATGATTAACTTTCAACAGGGTGATGTAATCTATAAAGCCACTAACAGCGGCTCAAGTTGGTTTGTACATTCACCATCTTCTGAAAGCAATCTTCTGATTCGGATGGCCGAGTCTCAGCGACCATATTGGTCACCTCTTGCAGGAGTTGTGTTGAAAGGGGACTTGGATATACAAGATGAGAAGGAGAAAGCAGAGGTTAAGGAAAGTGAGGGCGATGCTAAACCCCTCATCCCTCCAAAGAAAATAGAGGGTACTGATTATTGGGATAAGGTCGTGGAGGCGCTGAAGACTGTTGAGAAAGGAATAGGTACGGTAGGTGGTGGGTTTACTGGTGCTAAGGGGTTAGGTATTGATATGGCTACTCCTATAGAGTCACCAACTGGGCCCACACAGACTAGGGACCAAAGCACTCTTCCTGATTATGATGGTCGTCCAAGGCCTGAGGAAGACCCGGAGCCTCCCCGCAAAACTACTGCCGATAAGCCTCAGTCCATCGATTTACCTTTAGAGACTGAGGAAGAAGTTGGCACGTTACATGTAGATGAGACATCTGCTGTCATACATACTTCTTAAATAGTATGTATTGAACTTGAACACGATAATGGCAGCGACTGCAATGATGAGGAGGCCTTCTATAGAAGAGGGTGGACTTCACATTATCAAGTCTTCAAATGACTTGGTAATTGCAGGTTATGCTTCTGTTGATATGGTGGATAAGCAAGGGGATAAAATCACTGCCCCTGCTTTGAAAAATGCTTTCGGAGAATTCATGAAAGCATCTAACTATAGGAACGTGCAACTCGCACACTCCAACATACAGGTAGGGGAAGTAATTCCTCACTATACAGATAGCGAAGGGCGAGTATGGAAATCTGGAGTCGATGACTCTGGTATGTTCGTCGTTATCAAACTACGTGACGACATCGAGAAGGCTCGTGAAGTCGCAAATCAAATTCGCAAGGGTTCCCTAAGGGGTTTCAGTATTGGAGGACAGGCGTTCAAGCGCATTAACAAGCATGACGCCGAGCACGGTAGTTATACCGAGATTTCAAAACTGGAACTTCACGAGGTTACTATTTGTGAAAAGGGGATTAACCCAGAAGCGACCTTCCGCATATTGAAGGAGGACAAAACTATGAATGGAAATGAAAACGATGCATTGGGAGAACTATCTAGCGTTCTAGACCGATTGAATAAGAAATTGGATGACTTGGAGAGTGGGGCACCTGCTGTGGAAGAAGTGGCAAAGGAATTCCCTCCTAAGATGAATGATAAGGAAGAAGACTCTAATGATGAATCAGACGACAATGGAGATGAAGAAATGGACGATGAAAAAGACGAAAAGATGGCCAAGGGTGAATACTCGGATGTTATTACGAGTGATTACTTGAACTGGATGGAAAGCACCTTGAAATCACAAGGTGTTGACATTGATGGTGCAAGAACTCACTTTGATGATATTGAGAAACACAATCTAGGTTCTACACCGAAAGACTACCCAGTAGAGCAGAACACTGGTCAAACTAAGGACCGCACACAAGAAGGTGGAAACCCATCAACTGGCGCAGTCCCTAAGTTGAACTCTGGTAAGGTCAAGAAATCTGATTTTATCGCACCAGATAATGTTACACCTGCAGATATTGAAGCAGCATATGAAGTATACAAGGCTGCAGCAGTTGAAGAGCAATTCAAGAGTAGCCTGAACAATGTTTTCTCAGACAGGCTAAGTAAAGAACAACTTCACGAGAAAAACGCCAGAGATGCAGCAGCATTTGATGCTCGTGGCCCTCTTGGAGAAATCCAGAAGGCTATCGAAGGTCTAAGCAGTCGCATTGATGAAATTGCTAAGTCAAGTGAAGAGAGCACTCCAGTAATGAAGTCAGCGAACAATGTTTCGACTGTAAGTATCCCTTCCGCTGAGGAATTGGGTAACATGAGTTGGGATGATGTACACGCACTCGCAGGGAGCGTATGGCAGTAAATTAGGAGACTATGAGAATAAAGGAGATGAAAAATTATGGCAAGAAATTATGTACGAACAGTCAAAGACTTGGAGCGCTACTACTATGGCGCTGGTAATGCAATGGGTTACTCCTACAGTGGTTCTGAACTACTGAAGGCAGATGCACCAATGCTTAGCACCACTGCAGGTACCTACCAAGCAATCTATGGCCGCAAAGTGTGGTCACAACTAAACCAAGAATTTAACGCATTCAGCATTCTACCTAAGAAGCCTTGGGACCGAAGTGGATGGCGTGTTGTAACAGCAAAGCCTTCAACAGCAGTTGGTGGCGGTATTGCTGAGAACGGCACACTACCAGACACAACCAAGCCTACTTTCCAGCATGTTGCTGCAAAGCCAAAGACCATTGCACACGCTTTTGACATGTCAGAAGTTGCAATCTTCCTTGCTGACAAGGATGACGGTCTAGGTGACATCCGCAGCGTCTTGAAAGAAGAAATGGGTAAGCATCACGCAGAGCACATTAACCAAATGTTGACACAAGACTGTGACACACCAGCAGGAAATGACATCGAGTCAATCGACCGAATCACTGCTGCAAGCACAATGGACAGCACTGGTTCTGGATATGCATCAACTGTAAGTGGTGGAAGTTCAACAACTCACACTGCTCACGTAAGTGCAGCAGGAGACCTTGATATCTACAGCATTACCCGTGCAAGTAACACGTGGTCAGATGCAGAAGTTGATGTTGCATCAGATGCAAGTCTAACTGAGAGAACCCTATCACTCGACCACCTTGACGGAATGTTCCAGCAAATCTGGACTCGTGGTGGTAATCCAAAGGTTATCTTGACTGGTTATGATACACTAATGCGTATTCAGCAACTACTACAGAGCCAACAGAGGTTCATGGAAGAGAAGCGAGTCACCCCAACCTACAACGGTGTTAAGGGTGTACCCGGTATCGAAGCAGGATTTATTGTGGCTACCTACAACGGTGTCCCAATCATCCCAAGCAAAGATGTAGCAGCAGATGGAATCAGCAGGCTATACTTCTTGGACACTGACTATGTACACTTCAGCACTGGAATTCCTACACAGTATTTCGAGTCTGGAATTGAAACTGGTGACCCATTCGCAATTAACCGCTTGGGTCAGGAAGGACTTTACCGAACAATGGGTGAAGTTTGGACAACTTTCTTTGGAGGACAAGGTTCAGTTCGTGACCTACAGTGAGGATAAATGGAGATTAAAATAAAGGAGATGAAAAATTATGGCAGCAACAAGTATAGATAGCGGAAATGTAAAGATAGCATTTGACGACGGAGAGTTCTCAAGCGTCAGTATTCTGGCAGACCTAAGCCTACATGGTGGGTCACAGCCGGGTGAAACAGGTTGGCTAAGTGGAGCAGGTGCAGCAGCAGGGAACTATCCCGGAAATCTAACACCTTTCCAATCCACAAACACTGACAGCACGAACACTTCTGGCGGAAGCCTAAGAATGGTCACAGTCCAATACGACAAAGACCACGCAAGCGCAGATACCATGACATTTAGTGGACTAAATGGTGTACCACTTAGTGAAATCGTAGCAATCATCGGACAAGTCAATGGTGCAGCAAATGACCATGATATTGCAACTTTCAGTGGACTAGTATTGACATTGACAGCAGAAGCAACATCAAACGGTAATTCAATCACCTTGCTAATGCAGTGAGGTTGATTCATATGCCTACAGTGACCTTTTTAGGTCCGCATATGTGGAGACGCAGGTTGGATAAGGCCGGTGAATGGGTCAGAAATGAACCCGTAGAGGTTTCACAAGACTGGCTTAACCAATGGCGTTACAGACTACACTCTAAATATTTCAAAATCGAGGGAGATATGGGTGTTACTACCGATGCGGGCAACGACGGAATACCTGACAAAGGGTGGACTATCAAGGACATCAAGGGGTGGCTATCAGAGCAGGGCGTTACTACGAAAGGGTACGCTACTAAATCTAAACTATTGAAAGAAGTTGAAAATGTACTGAATCCACCAGAGCCAGAACCAGAACCAGAGCCAGAACCTGAAGTAGTCGAAGAGACTATAGAAGAGGAAGAGGTCGCTGATACTAACGGGGATGAATAATTATGGCATACGCAGTAACAACAGACACAAGAGTACATACCCTAGGTGACCTATTGATGGTTTCTGGGACATTTACAGATGGTGGGAAAGAAGTAGACTATAGCCCTTTCTTGGGAGAAGTTCTCGCAGCAGGGGGCCATTTGACTTCTTTGCAAAGTACTGGTATTACTATCGATGGTAACGAAGCGGCAGGGCAAACTGTTCTAACAGTAGCAGATGTTGATGCAAGATTGCATCTTGCTGCTGGGCAATCTGTCTATGATTCTTCTGGGGTAAGGAGAGGTGTCCTTGCGAGTGTGGATAGTAACACACAAATCACCCTTGAAGTAGGATTGGCTGCACAATGGGATGACGATGATGTTATCTATGTACTTGGTGCAAACAAACCCTCAGTAACTTTGATATCTACGTCACTTGATGTTTCAATTGATGAAACAAACAAATTAGTGATATTTGAATGTGGAAACCGTAGTGCAACAAGTACTACTGCTGCTGAAGATGGACGTTGGTGGATTCTAGGGAAGCGCTGATAATAAAGGCGGTGACTTAGTTGACAATAGTTTGGGACGAAAAGGCAATAACCTTCGGGGACAGAACAATCATGTTCTGTACCTATGAGAATTCAGATATAATGCAGCAAATAGATGTCGAAGGGGCAGGCTTTTGTGAAATTAATGCAGTCGTTCATATGGGAGATTCTAAGACCAATATCTCTGTAAGAAATGGTGGGAATAGTGGGGCCATTAACGTAAGAGTCCCTAATATACCTGCTGTAATAAACACAAACACACCACTCACAGTTAATTTGGCTACACCAATAATGGGTGTTGGTAACGGCGAAGGTAAACTAATGATTATAGGAAGAAGGGGGTCTCGCTGATGGTAGTAGTGTTTGATACGAGGCCTACGGCCTTTGGTGACATGATTATAGTCACAGGGACTTATGATGCTGGTGATGACACAATTGATTTGAGTGGTTTCATGAAGACCATTGATGGCTTTAATATTAATTCAACAGCCACAACTGCGAATGTAGCAGTATTTGCTGGACCAGAGTCTGGCAGCAATACTGATGCTCAGTTCCCTGACACATTTCAATTAGCGGTGGAAGCATCCACCGGTAAGGTGGGCACCACAGTTACACTTTATGGTGGTGTCACAGACGGGGCACAAGAGCCCGGCAAGTTCGTAGCATTCGGGAGGAGAGGATGATGGCGGTAGCATTCGATGAAAATGGAGCAACTGTGGTTGGTAACAAGGTCATGGTATCTGGTACATGGACCACTCTTGGAACTGCGGAAATAGATGCCTCACCTTATATGAATGTAATAGAGCAGATTTTCATTAATCCGACACAACAAGGAGGCACTATCATAGTATTACAGGGTGCAGGTGGTACCCCATATGAAGAGAATACATTAGAAATAAAACGGCCCCCATATGTAGAAATATTAACTGATACTACCGCCCAGATATTTGACTACAGCCCAGTGGATTTTACAAGGAGCACAACTATGAGTACTGCTGGTATATTTTTGGTGATGGGAAGGAAGTGATATTATGGGTGCTGCACAATTAGACTGTAAAACAAAAGTTATAGAAATTTCTCCAAAAGAATGGTTAGACCAAGCCACATTGCAAACTAAAATTAATACTGCCATTGCTACAGTGACTGATGCAAATGCTACTAATGGGGTTATAGATACTCATATTGTACAATCGCTTGGTAACTATTATTTGCTGATAGTATATGACTTCTGATGAGTGCTGAGATGATGAGAGATGAACCCATATGCAAGCCTTGGACTTGATGATATAGAGCGTTTGGAGAAGCGTGGTATCAGATTAGCCGAGAATGCAGGGCATGGTTCTGTCTTTAATGAGGACAAGCCCTTGGAGGGCATTGTTAAGAAACAGCGCATTCGCAATAGAAAGGCAGGTGATGTAGTCAATATTGGAGCAGGGACACGCTGTACGGGCTGTGGGCTGTTGTTCTTTTGTTGGACTTCTAAGTGCCAAGCGTGCGGAAAGCAAATGGACTACAATCTAGGGAGGAAGGAATGATGGGACATGTTCTAGTCAAGGCCCCTCGTAAGAAGAAGGGGAGTGTCAAATCTAAAGAATATCAGGATAAAGTCAAAGAGGCTTTGTCGGCAGTTGGCGGCTCAAAGAAGAAGCCCCCTGTAGAGGAGGCGCCCGTAGAGGAGGCCCCTGCAGAGGAGGGGGTGGCAGACACCTCTAATTTAGCAGAGAAATTGATACAAGTCATTGACAGCCTGCCTGATGAGCAGAAGGCGGCGCTGGCAGAGAAGTTGGGTGTAAAGCCAGAGCCTCCAACTAAAGGGAGGTTCCGTGGTAGTGCCGATTGGAAAAGGGGAAAACTCAGAGAATCTAAGCGTGCCCCTGCAGGTACTACTACAATGGTGCCCGGTGAAGGTATCAAAATTAGAGAAGAACGGGAAGAGAAAATAGACCCTAAAACGGGCAAGAAAACCTTTGTGCCCACAGGTACGACCAAAGTGGTAGAAAGGGGGCGCCGAGTCAATATTCTAAGTGAAAAGGAAAAGATGCTTCGTAGAAAAAAGAAGCAACAAGCAGAAACTGCCGCAGCCGCAAGGCGAACGAGAGAATCTAAACAAGGTGAGTTAAGAGAAGATGAAGAAAAATCCTTTAATCCGATGAATCCACCTATCGCTCACGCTGGTGGAGATTGGGAATATGACCCAGATTTCCCATTACACCCACAATTATTCGCACAGAAAATGAAGAATAAGGAAGGGAAGTGGGAATTAACTGATGATTTCCAAAGACATAATTCCTTACATAGAATTCTTGAGACCATGATTTTGAATCATCCTGAGAAGACAGAGGAATGGTTAGAGATACCCGGACTTGCTGATAAGGGAAGACAAGCCCAACAAATGGGTATAAAACAGCGTAGACAAATAATGCCCCACCTTCTAGATGCTATGACTATGGCTATCAAATCTGAACCAGAACTACTAGAACATCAGGGTTTGAGATTAGCCAACCCCGGTCATATGAGTGAATTTGGAGGTGGTGGAACTTACGGCCCTGATATCAATTTAGGCTATATTGATACCATGATGCAGGGCCCCACTATGAGTGATGAGGAGATAGCGCAGATAGAGGTAGAGAAGCGTAGGAATAGGCTTATGGGAATGGCTGCTAACATGGACATACCAGAAGACCAAGTTGACCTCTTTACACAATTAGTGGATGGTATGGTCGAACAAACCGGCATGAATGAAGAGGCTGCTGCTAACATGGTAGGCTCTAAATTAGTGTCACAGGGTGCGGGGGAAACTACTGGCTCTGTTTATGATGCGCCATTAGATGACGAAATGTGGCAAAGGCGAGGAGGCGCTAAACCTGCAGGTGCAGCAGCACTAACTGATGAAGAGAGGGCAGAGTCTGCTAAAGAAAGAGCAGCGGCAATCAGAAGTAAAAAGCAAAAGGAAAGTGGTGGTATGACACTTGGTGATTTCATGTCAGAGGGTATGGACCAACCACACTTGCGAGAGGGGGCTAGTGAAGCACCATCGGTACCTCCTTTAGAGGGGCAAACTAAACTGACTGATTTTGAAGAGGACGACGAGATACAGTTATCAGAAGGCTACACATCTTTAGGGGATAGGTTACTAAAGTCAATTTTGGAGGATATGTGGCAACGCACTTAAGGCCCGACATTATATGCGATAAGGTGAGGGGAATGCGTTATGCCACAAGTGTTTAGTCCCGGGGAAATTGAAACAAGACCCCTTAACCCTGAAGCAATTGTTTACACGACTGCTCAGAATGTGGCTGACCTTCTTGGTATTGGTCCGGGCGAAGCAGTGTTGATGGCTGCAAATGCAGAAGCAAATGGAGTATTTGTTACAGGCGCTGATTATAGGGACCATGGTTTTTCAGTTGATGACACTATACTAATCTATAGTGACGCTGACCCTATGGGCTTAGAGCGTGTAATTACAGCAATAACTACATCTGCTAGTGGTGTTAAACTGGCTTTCACATCGGCTATCAATCCGGGCCTCTATGAAACGGGCGACAACGGTTATGTTCAGAACACAGCATCATTCACCAACGGCAAGACTCGTGGAATGAAGAAGAGTGTGGTAGAAACACGTATCAAAGAAATACAGGACCGTATTGACAATATCACTCATAATGCTTGGAGACCTTATCTGGTATCGGCCGAGTATATTAATTTCGATACTTACAAACCGTACAGGCGCAGGTACTATACTGATTATGTCGGTACCACCCCTTTGTTGTTTAGGAACGTCCAGCAGATTTTGAGATTAGAATTATGGCAGGGTGATGACTATCGAGAACTCGCTGGAGCAGAGGCAAGGATTCTGTTACCTGATGACTTAACTACAACTGATGGTAATATAGCGCTTTCACCCGGTAATGGTAGTGCTGCTCTTTTATCCGTAGGTACATCTTCAACTACTTGGAGAAAAGATTTTGACAAAGTAACTGCTGCTCAGAATCTTGCTGACCTTATCAATAAAGAAGACCGAGTTAGTAAAGCAGCAGTTGAGTTTGCCACCGCATTCACTCTTGAGGGCTCTACAAGTAATGTGGCCGTTCATAATGAATTCTTAGCAACGGCTAACGCAGATTATGGCTCTGGTGTTGTGAAACTTACAAGTATGAGGCAAGGGAAAGGGGGAGAAACCTGTTCTATTGTAGCATCTAGTGGTATTGAGTTGTCACAAACTACTAGGGTAACTGCTACCTTTTCTGGTCTCAGCAGTCAACAAATTACAGTAGATAGTACAGAGGGCTTCCTAAATTCAGGTGTATGTATAGATACCAGTGGGGACATTTTCAGATACACTAGTAAAACATCTACTACATTTGAGGGGTGTGTAATAGTTTCAGCAGGAAGAGCATTAAGTGACATCGCAGGAACAATCACTCAGGATATATTCCAATTAGATTTAGTAGGTGGTAGTCTTAGTGGAGATAATGCTAGGCTCAAAGATTGGTGGCTTGACCATGAGATGGGCATCATCTACTTCAACAACTCATATCCATTCTTTGAGTGGAACGCCGTGAAGGTATCCTACATTTATGGTGAGCGCTATCTTGAGAAAGCAATCGAAGAGGCGGCTACTAAATTAGTGGCGGCAGATATTCTCATGTCAGATGACCGCTCTGTGTTGATACCCGAGGGTACACAGAATGTGGACTTGGCATCTAAGATTCAACTATACCGGAAAGAGGCGCAGGATATATTGAATAGGTATAGGGAAGTTGTAGTGTTTGAGTGATTATTATGGTAGCAACATGGAACGAAGCCATTGATACAGTTATATCTGTATTAGGTGGTTGGAATCGTGCTAATACTGATAATATTAAACCAGTCATTTTAGATATCGCTAGTGAGGGGCCTGAGAGAGGGAAGAGGTTAGATTTGTCTCGTTCTGATTTTGTACTTGTGTATGAAACTGCCCATAATGAAGAGGCGCCAGATTTGTTCTATAATTACGTTACAACCCGTGTTAATATCACCGTAGATGCTCGTACTTCAAAGAGCCGTTCTAGAATACAGAAAATGGAAAATGAAATACGCCGGCTAGTGCACGCTAATAGAAAGGGGGATGCTACAAACTTTGACAGAATGATGTACAAAACTCGGACCGATTTAAGTGATAGGACCAAGAAACTGTACAGAAATACTTTCCAAATTGAAGTTGTAACACTCGCAGAATTAATTCCATGAGGTGATAAGATATGCCAAGTACATTTTACAAAGGTGATGTCTCAGAAGTTACTTTAGGCCATGAGACGGGCATATTTATCGAACACGATGAGCCCTGCACTTGGACCAATACTTACAGCACATCGACCCCTGATTACAGCACTATCACGTTCCATGGCTCTGCCACCCCTGCCAGTAGTATATTCAAAAATGGGTCCGTTGGCCAATTACAAGTACCGGTAGGTATGTTGATTGGGTGCCGACTATCATTTCATTCTACTGCTGGTAGTTAT